GCTCCAATAGTTGAGGTAGATGCAGTTAGATATTGGACTCCAACACCAGATAAGTCTGTGGATTTTACAGAAGTAAAAGATTATATATTAGCACTTAGAACTGCTGGATTTAATATAAGAGTGTGTACTTTTGACCGTTGGAATTCACATGACATGATGCAACAATTAAAGCAATATGGAATCAACACAGAAACTTTGTCGGTGGCAAAGAAACATTATGATGATATGGCAATGGTTGTCTTAGAAGAAAGATTAACTGGTCCACATATAAAGCTTCTTATAGATGAATTATTACAATTAAGAATTATGAGGGATAAGGTAGACCACCCAAGAAAAGGATCTAAAGACTTGGCTGACGCAGTTTGTGGATCTATATATAATGCAATAAGCAGAAGTAAGTTTGATGTTTTTGGAGAAGTAGAAGTTCATACATATGATTCGCTTAAATATGAGGAAAGAGAAGATGTATATGTACAAAATATGATACGTGCTCCAAGGATGCCTCAACAATTAGAAGAGGCTTTGGATAGAATGGAAATATTATGAGTATATATCAAGATAAAGCTAAAGAGTGTAAATGTTGTGGAAAGCATGTTCCGCTTCCTACGACATTAAAAGAATACAATAATATAATGTTATGTCCAACTACATTCGCAAACGTGGTAGAATATAAGAGACTATGGAAATCTCTTGGCAATAGACCGCCAGGAAGTATACGTAAACATTTTTCTGATTACGTACAAAAAATAGTTGAAGATACTATTGACAAGAATGAGGACGGGACAATACAATTAGACACTAAGCAGCAATAGCTTAGTTGGTTAGAGCCCCCGACTCATAATCGGGTAGTCGTAGGTTCAAGTCCTACTTGCTGCACAGAGGAGAAAAATGTTTGACGATGATGATGGTAGACTACAACACTATTTAGAAATAGGTGCGGTAGAAGTTGCAGGCATAGACCCAGATGGAGAATTTATATATGAAATATGCGAAAGGGCACAGGTGGTAGCACCAGAGTTATGGCATGCCCATCAAATTCATATAGAGCAATCTTTAACTAAGATGTTTGAAGAAGGTCTTTTAGATGTAACTTATGATGAAAATTTAGAAGCTCATGTTAAGTTAAGCGAAGAGGGCAAAAAGAGATCAAAAGAATTTGGTATAATTGAGATGGACAAAAAGGATTTGCCCAATAATTAGGAGGAATCATGCCTTGGAATATTAAAAGAAATGCTGCGGGATGCAGGGGCTATGCAGTAGTAAAAGAAGACGGGGAATTAGTTGGATGCCATGAGTCTGAAACAAAGGCTAAGGCACACATGAGAGCCCTATATGCTTCAGAAGCAGATGCTAAAAAAATGAAGGATAAAAAGAAAAAGATTTACTAATAAAAAACTATTTGCTATAATATATATGGGTCGCCATTCGGGGCCCATATATTAATTTATTCGCTTGAAGGAGGAATAAAATGGTTACAACATATACATGGGACCTTTTCAAGGATCCCTTTTTTATTGGCTTCAACAATATGGTTGATCGCCTAAATTCAGTTCATACAACAGCAACACATCAATCTTATCCGCCATATGACGTGGCTCAAATTGATGAAAACGAATATATTGTTAGCCTTGCAGTAGCAGGTTTTAGCAAGGACGATATAACCGTTGAGGTTGATAATGGAACTCTTGTTATTAAAGGTGAAAGGGATATTGAAGATGTTCCTAAGCACGTAATTCACAAAGGAATTGCTGCAAGGAAATTTACTCGCACCTTTGCTCTTGGAGAATATATGGAGGTGTCCAGTGCTCAGTTGGAGAACGGCCTTCTTAATATTCATGTGGAACGAATCGTCCCAGAAGAGAAAAAGCCAAAGACAATCAAAGTCAAATAAGGTATAATAATCTTGGGCATAGTTGCCTAGGATCCACCTGAGCATGTGGCTAAACTGCTCCTAAAAATTTAGGAGAAATATGTACGAATATCGTGTAAAAAAGCTTGTAGGAGTTGTAGATGGAGACACCATTGATGTTGATATTGACCTTGGCTTCAATGTGTCCTACTCCCAACGAGTTAGGCTTGCTGGCATTGATACTCCAGAATCACGCACCAAAGATAAATTTGAAAAAACACTTGGACTTGAATCAAAAGAATATATCAAGTCAAAGTTAAAAGATGCCACTGATATTGTTATTAAAACAGAGCTTCCAGATTCTTCAGAAAAGTATGGAAGAATTTTAGGCTGGCTATTCGTAGATGGATCTTCAAAGTCTATTAATGAGCAAATGATAGAAGATGGATACGCTTGGTCATACATGGGTGACGCTAAGGTAAAAGACTTTGCTGCCCTTGCAGAAAAGAGAAAGAAAAGCGGTAAGTAATGCCTGCATATGATTACAAGTGTGTTATTTGCGATCACACAAAAGAAGTTCAAAAGCCTATCAGTGATTCAACAATGACAGAGATTTGCGATAAGTGTGGTGCAGCAATGGTAAAGCAGTTTGGCACGTTCGGTATTCAGTTTAAGGGTTCTGGCTTTTACAAAACAGATAACGCTAAGTAACTCAATGATATAATTAACTTGTTATAAAATTTATAACAAGGAGTTATTAGTTGACTAGGACTAAGTTATGGAGATTGTCATTAGCCGCCATTTTAGGGTTTGGTTGGCTATTTCTCACACCCGCTTCTTATAGTGATGATCCATTAAGCATAGCCGCACAAGAAATACAAGAACTTAATTCTAAAGTCAGTAACTTAAATGAAGAGGCTGAAACTCAAGCCCTTATAGATATAGCAGAAGATAAATACGATGATGCAGTAGCCGCAAAAGAGGCTAGAGATGATGCATATGATGCATATGATGCGGCGGTGGCAGCAGAGGCAACAGCATTGCAAGAAAAGAATACAGCTCAATCAGCAGTAGATGGGCAGACAGTTACAGTTGCTACAGCATTAGAAGATAAAAATGATGCACAGGATGCATTAGATATAGCAAATATAAATCTTCAGACTACGCAATCTGTTGTTCAAAATGCTGGCAGTACAGGATTGCATTATGAGGTTTACACCCTTGTAAGAGAATACTCATTCTTATGGCTATCTAATACTGCTGTTCCAGATCAATATTTGTGCAGTGGAGTTTTAACCTCAAATTCTTTATCTCCTGGCTCTGCCACATGCGGAAGATATGAAAATATTGTAGTTAAATTTACTGGAAGAATTACTGTTCCATCAAATTGGACCTCAACATATTTTGCAGGATATACGGATGACGGATTTAGAATGTATGTTGATGGACAACTTGCAATAAATAACTGGAGAGAGCAGGGAAGTACTTGGAGTGCATATTCTCCAACATATGATGTTACTACAGATAAAACATTTGATGTAGAAATTTGGTGGTATAACGGTGGAGGCCCAGGGTATTTCCACCTTGGGTGGGCAATTCCTGGGGGATGGACTGGCGCTGGATGCTACTATCCTAGTACATGGGGCGTAGATTTTACTTGTAATCCTAATACATTTTCTTATGGGGTTAGTGCAACACAGGCACAAATTAATGCATACAATTCAGCAGTAACAGCACAAGCGACGGCACAAACAGATTATAATAATAAACTTGCCACATACAATACAGCAAACTCTACATTAACTACATATAATCAAACATTAACAACTAAAACTACTGCATATAATACTGCAGTAACAAATACAGCAGATGCCTTGACTGCTAAAAATAATTCTACGTCTGCTTATGATCAAGCAATTATTGATATGAATAATGCAATTGATGATGCTTGGGATTCATATAATGAAACTTGGCAATTTGAAGAACAACAGAGAGTTCAAGCAGCTATTGCTGCTGCTATGGCAAATCAACCACAACCAACACCAGATGCAACAATTGCACCTACGCCAGAACCTTCTCCTGAACCATCACCTGAGCAAACTGAACCAGACGATCCCACTCCAACTCCAGATTCCGAAACCACAGATGAACCGACGCCAGATC